GTCCTCTCTAGATGGAAGAAAGGTTTCCGATTAAGGAAAGAGCTTTCTTATACCCATCACCTACCCTCCGTACTTAGTACGGGGGTGCCCACCTTAGCGTGGTGTAGACGGCTAAGGGACGTCCGTAACGTTCCAAATGCTTCACATCAAAATAGGGATCGCTCCCACGTTTGAGGAAGAATTTCATCAAGGCGCCATAATCATCTAGATAATCATGGCGAAGCTTGGAGGAGACAACGTTGCCTTTCACAAGGTAACGGTGTAAATTCTCATCCCAGCCCTGGATTTCGTACTTAGTATAGTACGAAGTCCAACCGAGTATGGAAGAGTTTTTCGATACGTAAGGAACGATAGCAAGTCGATCGATTACGGAACGCACGTAAGTGGCGGATCTCCAGTAACCAGCCTCGTAAAGCTGGTTACCGAGAGAGACGGCACTAACGAGCTCTTCGGAGTCACGGTATGAAGCTGGCAACTCCCTACGTACGTAAACCGGTGTTACCGGAGTACCATCGTAGGCGTCCAGGCCACAAGATTCACGGAACTTTCCGTTCCAGAATGACTTGCGGTCGTTTACTCGAAGGTTAAACCATTCGAGCTCACGCTTCACAACTTGCACATATTCTACGGGGACAATGATATCGTCGCCGTAGACACGCACACTCCTTTTCGCCTTAATGAGCGAATTAGGAGTTAGACGGGACCCTTCAGCTCTAAGGATTGCGCTGAGAACGATGGTATAAAATACCATTGCCTCAATCGGGAAACATAGAGCTGAACCCATAGACGCGAACCTGGACAAGGTATGAATACCGTATCCAGGAACTCTCGCACGAGTCGAACGACAAGCGAAGACCATCGACCGAAATATCGGTTGACGTTCAAGCATTTGCCAGACAAGGCGAGATGAAACGCGGTCCGAAGCATCCTTTAGATCAATCGTTGCAAAACGACCAGTCTTAGAGGAACTAAGGGCCATCCTCTGGTTCTCGGTTTGATCCGAGAAGTTAACAGATCCACTAGTGAATCTGTAACTCTCCAGACGATCTACTAGGATTTCCAGAATGGCCTGCTGCGTGTATTGCACGCATGCAGGTTCAATCGCAATGATCCTAGGGCCTTTCAGCGTTTTAGGAACAGTAATAACCCTAACCGGGAGTTCCTGTTCCGGGTCGACAAACTGGACTCCATCTAATCGGTCAATGTATCCTGAATTAGGGATAACAAAGTCCGAAGCTGGGAACCAGTGGTCAAGCCTCCGGTGCCAAACAGGCAATGAAAATCTTCTATTAGATGGAAGACGTTCAGCTGTTGAACCGGGTCCATGCTTAGGTAGAACTCTTCCAGAGTCAATTCGAAACGAATCGGCAGTGAAGAGAGAACCCCAAAGGAGATTCGACACTTCTGAGAAGTGAGAGAATTCAATTGGAGTTTTATCTCCCAAGATCGAAGAAGGGGAAGCATCACTACTTCCACTTCCAGAAGATCCTCTATAAGAAGTCTCTCTTGAGTGAGAGAAGTCAGTAGAGGCATGGGCATTTGTAGCTCTTCGATCATCTTCCGGACTAGAAGTCCAGAATTTGGATAGAGAGTTTTCAAATGCAAGGACGGACCTGTCGGTCTCGAGGTATGAATCAAAGGCTTTCCTTTCACGTCCTTTTGAACATGGAAGTAAAACTTTCTTGTTGAGCAAGCAGATCTGTCGAACTGCATGCACCGCAAGGTGATTCACCTCCTCGAGCAAGGTACCATCACTAGCGTCAAACACCTGACTGAGCAAACCTTGCAGAAATGCAGGGAGAGCTCCGTTCCTCTTGAAACTAAGGAAGAACGATGAGTCAACCCGGCCAATGTCAAGACAACTTTCGAAGTCTTGGCAGAAAACCGGAAGGGTAATCGTGATAAACGATATACCTTCGTGTTTGACACGTCTCGTGACCGTTTCAAAGTCACGGGTGGTGCTAGTGCTACACCATGTTCCCGCATCTGCGAGAACACACTCAAGCAATCGCATAAGGCTTTTCATGCTTACTCCTAATCTGATGATTGGGGGCTTAGGCATCCATAGCCATGTGCGACCTCAGCTGTCTTCACACCACAGGAGAATAGCTACGGCCAAGAAAGAAGGCCAGAGCGACTACTCCGGGTATGCAACCGAGGGCGAGGATGAAAAGGATATCGATGATCCGCATTGCGAGATCCTCGAATTACGATTCACCAGCGACCACGGAAGTCACCTTGGCACCGCTAGAAGCAGTCAGATAGGCCGTAAGGCCATCAACGACTTGCTTGATCTCGGCGTTGGTCAGCCCCGTGAGGGGATGATCAATAACGAGATATGCAGACATCGAAACCTTCTGGTTCGTTGCAGGCACGAGCGGATCGGCTACGATCTTGGAAAAGTCCAAGCGCGCAGTCCGACGAGTCCGCTTCCCGTATTGGTGGGAAATGGACAGTTTAACAGTTCCATCATCTTTCTGATAAGTGGAAGTGTTGACGCCACGGGCAATGGCAGGTAGCGTTTGAGCTACAGCATTGATAGTGACAGATTGAGGGTCGGCCAGCATGGCACGATTCCTTGATTTAGGAGGTTTCCCCACACACACAATATGTAAGGGGGCATTTCCTAGGCTATCGACTTACGCCGAGAGCAGCTAGGATGGCGAGTTGTTTCGGACTAAAACCCGTAAACGACACGCCAAATCCATAAGGGCTAGCAACAGCTCGTTGCTTGACTTCGTCGTAGACGAAGCAAGTCGAGGTGAAGGGGCCTGAGTTCTTCAGTTTACCCCTGACTACGGTTGCTTCTGTGGAAAGAGATTTCCCCATGATGTAAGCGTAGTCTGCTACAAGGCGATCGGT